CACTAAGAGGATATCCAGGTGCATTAAATACAATTACAATAGAAGATTCAAAGAATCTTGGATTTGCAACAGGTAGTGCTTTTACAAGAGTACTTATTGGAGCAATGATTGATTCATATCAAATAAACTTTGCACAAGGAGAAATTGTATCGGCAGAAATGGGTTATATAGCACAAGCAGGTTCATTAAATACATCGGGTGTAACAGCATTAGCAGCAACAACAGAAAAACCCTTTATGTTTAGTGATGTGTCATTACAAATAGGAAGTAGAACTACAATGGGTGAAGGACTTGTAAATAATCTTAAAGAAGGAACTTTTAGTATCAATAACAATCTTGAAAGAGGTTTTTATTTGAATGGTTCAAGAACAGTAAAAGAATTACTACCAATGAATAGAGATTATGAAGTTACAGCAACTTGTGATATGGATACATTAAATGTGGGTTCACTTTATCAAAACTATTATATTGCAGGAAGCAAATTTAATTCAACATTGAATATCTTTTCAGCAGCAACTAATTTATGAAGTTTAATAGTAGTTATGAGCGGTTGTAAGATGACAGACATGACAGTACCTTCGGCTTTAGAAGGAACTCAAGAACAGTCGTTTACATTTGTACCAAGCCATATTGAAGGAATGGCAATGGATGCAATTGGAAGTTACAATTATTAAACACAATTTTAAGTTTGTTCTCAATTTAATTTTCTTTGAGAACTCATAAACATAGTACTGAAAGGAGGAATAATATAAATGGAAGAAAAAGAAGTAGAAGTTAACGAAAAAAAGTTTGTTGTAAAAGAAATAAAATACAAGGACTTTGTAGAGAAAGCTGGGCAAATTGATCAAGATGACAAATCTGCAGCTGGAAAAGTTATTTTATTATTATCTACAAACTTGTCAGATGAAGAATACGACAATTTGAGCATGAAAGAGGGATTAAAACTTATGGATGCAGTTAATGAGTTAAATGGCATCGGCGATTTTCAGAATCCCAAACTTACAGAAGAACTTTAAGTGATCTAGCAATTTGCGATTACTTTAAATGGAGTTTGGGCGATTTAAAAAAATTAACTTTGAAAGAACATTCATGTGTAATTCAATATTTGAAAAAGCGTGAACGAAAAAATAAGGAAGAATTAAGAAAAGCTAAAATGAAAAAAAATAGAAAATGGTAGGAACTGTTGGAGCAGTATTAGGAGGAGTTGTTGGTGGGTCTGCTATAAACATAATTATTAGAGGGATAGACCAATATTCTAACGTATTTAGAGATGTAAACAAAAAAATGTTAGCGTTGGGTGTAGGAATTACTGCAATGGGTGTAGCTGGAGCAGTAGCAATGGGTGGACTTATAAAAATGTCTGGTCAATTTGAACAAACTCAAATTGCTTTTACTACAATGTTAGGGAGTGCAGAAAAAGCCAATGCATTATTAAAAGAATTAGCAGATTTTGCAGCAAAAACACCATTTACAATTCCAGGAATTGAACAAAATTCTAAATTACTTTTAGCTATGGGTGTAGAATTAGATGATATGATTCCAACATTAAAGATGTTAGGAGACGTATCAGCAGGGCTTTCAGTTCCACTAGAAAGAATAGCATTGAACTTTGGACAAGTTAAAGTTCAGGGCAGATTAACAGGCAGAGAATTAAGAGACTTTGCAGTGGCGGGTGTTCCTTTAATATCAGAATTAGCAAAGAATTTTGGTTTGACTGAAGCGGCTATTAAAGATATGGTTACTGCAGGAAAAATTGGATTTGATGATGTTGAAGATGCATTCAAAACAATGACAGGTGAAGGTGGACGATTTTTTGATTTGATGGATGCACAATCTAAAACATTCTTAGGTCAAGTAAGTAATATTAAAGATAGTTTTATTAAAATAGCAAGAATCATGGGAGAAATATTTTTGCCTGCAGCAAAGCGGGTAGCAGAGAAGCTTGCAATAATTGTTGGTTGGATGGAAGAACATCCCACATTGGCTAAATTTGCAGCCGTTACATTGGCTATAGGGACTGCATTGGCGCTTATTATTGGTCCATTAACTATTTTATTGGCGTTACTTCCTTCAGTAACAGCAGGATTTGGAATATTAACAGGGGCTACTATAGGATTTAATACATCAATATTAACAACAAAAGTTCTTCTTGGTGGAGTTGGTGTTGGTTTAATTGGAGCTCTCATAATATTGGCAGGGGTTCTTTTATATAATCACGCAAAAAGCGTTATAGAAGCATCACAGGCATACGATACAATGGGAGGTGCGATTGATAGAAATCTTGCAAAACTAAAAGATATGAATGATGAAATGGATAGAACAACTGGTAGAGGTGGGACGAGAATAACCAAGATAGAATTAACTGATTTCGCACAACAACAGATTGATGCGGTTTTAGATATTAGTAAAGCAATGAATCGAAGCACGCAACAACAAGATATTAGTAGTTTATCTAGTCATATGCTTATACCCTCAACTGGTGATATTTTCAATCCCAAATCTTTTACAACTGGTGGAATAAAAGGAGAATTTAAAACAAAAGAAGCAAAAGATTTGGCAGAAGCATTTGCAGAAGGTAGATATAGTCCAGAATTTGATGTAGGAGGACCGAAAATAATAAATATAAATATAGATAGCGTACAAGGATTAGATCCAGATGAAGTTGCAAGAGCACTTGAACGTATGTTGGGAAATAAAATATCAATATAAAATGACATCATATTCTAAAATAACAATTTCTGGTGTAGAAGTGTTTCCAGAAAGAATGGAGGTAAAAAAAACATTGGGTGAAACCAATTCATCAAGTTCTTTTTTTGCAATATTAAATAATTATTCAGGAAGAAATACTGGAAGTTATTCGATAGGCAACGAAATTGCAATTTATAGCGATAAAGATATTAACCCGCCTACTACTCAAATATTTTTAGGAGTTTTAGAAAACATAGATTTGAATGGACGTGACGAATCAGAAAAGATAATAATAACAGGAAAAGATTATTCAGTAAGATTAATAGATAGAACGGTTGAACCAGAAGCTTATAATAATCTCCCTGCTGGAAGTATTGTAAATGATATTATAACTAAATATACTGATGATATTACTACAGCTAATGTTTCTAGTGGATTGAATATTGATAGAATTGTTTTCAATCATATTCCTGTTTTTGATGCTATAAAAGAACTTGCTTCTTTTTCTAATTTTACATTTTATGTTGATAATTCTAAAGATTTACATTTTAAAGAAAAGTCGATGGTAGAATCAGGATATACATTTGGTTCTGGTGGTTTACCAATAACATCAACAACGTTTAAAGAGCAAAGAAGTGAAGTATATAATGAAGTTTGGGTTTATGGTGATAGATATCTTGATGGATATATACAAACATTTGATGGTAATCAAGGAACTTCTGGAACAATTGGAAGTATTTTTACATTGAATTATAAACCACATAATACATCTGTGGCGATTGATGGTACTGCTATACAACCAGGTGCAATATATCAAATGGCGTTAAGTATTGGAAGTAATGTTAAATATCTTGTAAATTTTAGTGATAAGCAAATAGTATTTACTTCGGGAACATTACAAGGAGATAATAATCCCGCCGCAGGAGAAGCTGTTGTAATTGATTATATGAGAGATTTGCCAATTGTTAAATATGGTGATAACGATGCAAGCATATCTGAATATGGAAAAAGAGTAAAAGTTATTCAAGACAAATCTATAAAAGATCCATTAACCGCTGAAACAATTTTATTAAATGAATTAGAAGAATTTTCAGATCCACAAAAAGAAGGAAAATTAAAAATAAAAGATATTGGAAATATAACACCAGGAGAAACATGTGTTGTTAATATTCCTATGTATAATATAAATAGTGTAAAATATGATATTTTAGAAGCAAATTATCTTTTTACAAAAGAAAAATTATTATCCGATGAAGTTCTTTCTATAAATGTAAATAAAAAACTTCCTGATATTACAGACACATTAAAACAAATTTTATTAGAAC